CGTGATGCGCGCGGCCACGGGGTTGCCCCACTCTCGGAGCCACACGTCGCGCCACCCGCTGTCGTGATGGGCCCAGTTCGGCGCACGGACGTCGATCGGTTCCCTGGCCACGTCGGCGGCACGCCGTCCGATGAGCCGGTACCCGTCGATGCCCGTCTGGATCGTTTGCTTCGTCTCCCAGCTGTTCGTCCGCTGGTTGAACGTGTTCCGGCCGATCATGTAAATCTGGCGGGCGAACGGGTCGAGTTTCGTGCGCTTCACGACGTGGAAGAACACTTTGAGGTCACCCTCAGACGCGTTGTCGACTCCGAGATGGCTCAGGACAGCCACTTGGTCGGATGTGAACTCGGTCTGGTCCAGCTCAATGGTCAGTGCGGTGCTCGCCTGGCCTGCAACGACAACGTCGGTGCTTGCGCGGTTACTCACTGGTCTCCCTCGATTCGGTTCAGGTACCAACGGGGGAGGCCGACGACCTCGACCCCGCTCGTGTAGCCAGGCCACACACCGGTTTGGGTGCAGTCGGCGTAGATGCTCAGCGCACGGCGGTTGAGCCGGCGGCCGGCTTCCATGGCGTTCGCATCGAGCTGGATGACGGACACCAGATACGGGGCCGTCTTCTCCTGAACGATGAACACGAAGGCCATGTCCGGGTCGCCGCGGAGCGTCTGGAGCCCGTCCAGGTACCAGTCGGCCTGCTGGTGGTATCCGAAGTTCGCGGCCGCCTTCGCGAACTCGCGCGGGTCCGCAGAGATGGACGTCTTGTAGTCCGGGACGATGGTCCGGCCCGATCGACGGTCAGGGAACCAGTCGACGCGCAGGCGCCTCCACGCGCCCGTCTCAGGGTCGAGCCAGAAGCCGGACTGCTCTGGCGCTCCGTGATCGGGGTTCAGCAGGGCAGACGCGAGCTCATGGTTGCGGATCGCATCAGCCATCGCGTGGATGACCTCGACGTCGGATGCGAGCAGCGGTGTCAGACCCTCGGCGTAGGCGGCATCCCGTGCTTCCTGTGCGGCCTTCGTGCGCCAGTCCGGTGCATTCACGGTGACGATGCCGCCGCCCTCGCCAAGGACCTCTTCGTGTGCGGCGCGGCCGAGGTCGAAGGCCTTCTTGGGCTTCTCGGGGTTGTTCCGCTCGTGGTTGAACATGGCGGGGCAGGACGTGATCAGGTGCCGTGCCCCGGTCGATGACAGCGACCCGCCGGGGACGGGATCCGCGTGGTATGCGGCGTCAGAGATCGCGTAGAGCCCCGGCTCCGAGATCACGACTGTGGTGTCGGACGTTAGAACGTCGGCGGTCATCACACGGCCTGCCCGTCCTCGATGATCACGGCGTTCTCGTCGGAATCCCCGACACGTTCCATCCACACCTGGTAGTCCGACGCGGAGGCCATCGCTTCGATGAGGGCCATGTTGTCGGCGTCCAAGAGCGACCCGTCGAGGATCCGGATGACCCGGAGCTTCGGGTTCAACGCGATGGCGATCGCCAGCGACACGCGGATCTGCTCCGCGCTGGATGCCTGCGAGAACGGCAGGCCCTGGTAGGTGACGCCGTCATCATCGAAACCGAGACCGTCGATCGGGAACTGTGCCGCGGCGAGACCGTCGGCCTTCACCAGGTCGATCCGCGCCAGCTCATCGGTGCCGGCGTCGTAGGTCATGCGTGCCGCCTTGAGCTCCGCCACGACACGCGCCCATTCGGTCTTGGTGCGGACCGCGGCGTTGACCTGGTCGACTGTGGCGATCCGGTCGCCGATCTCCAAGGTGTCAGGCAGGTCAGGGAGCGCGTGTACGGCGGAGAGCGCCCGGGACTCGGCGCCCTGAGCCGCTTCCAGCTCGAACTGCGCCTCGGCGAGCGCCTTCTCGGCATGCTCCCGAGCGGACTGCGCTTCCTCGGCCACACGAAGCACGAGCGCGTGCTGGGCATGCGCGTCCTGCGCGGCCCGCAGCTCGGTGAACAGGTCGCCTGACGACACCTCGACGTCCGGGGTGTCGGCCGGGACCGCAGGCAGACCAGCGAGCTGACCCTCGAGTCCCCGGACCGTCCGACCGATCTCAGTCCGAGACCCGAAGACGCCGGTGCGCTCAGCGTCCAGGGCGCCGGGGTCGAAGGGCAGGTCAACGAGCGTCAGGAGCGCTTCCCGTTGCTTGGTGGGTGTGAACTGAGTGAACTCGATCGGGTCGAACGACAGGCGCCCGATGAGCGCGTCGAGGACGCTCTGCGGGCTGTTGTACTTCGCGCCATCGGCGGCCGTGACCGTCAGTGCCGTCTTGTCGCCGGTCCAGGTCCGGGTGACGACTAGGTCTCCGAGGTCGAGGCGGACACTCGCGTGGTTCTCTCCGTCGCGGATCGGCTTGACCGTGGATTTCGCGGCAGCTCCGCCGCCGAGGGCGAGCCAGATGGCGTCGAGGACGGAGGTCTTGCCCTGCCCGTTGCGGCCACCGATGACCTGCAGGGTGCCGGCCGGGGTGATCTCGACGGCCTTGAGGCGTTTCACGTTCTCCGCCGTGAGCTTGATGATCTTCATGCTGACGTCTCCTGGATCGTGGTGATGTGGTGGAGGACATGCCGGTACGGCAGTCCAGGCAGGTCCATGAGGGCCGCGGCCTCGTCCTTCGTGAGGCACCCCGTCTTGTCCGCGAACGTGTGAGCTCCGTCGTCGCAGGCACACACAGACCAGGCCTCGCGGACGATGGCCTCGACGGGCAGGCGCACACTCGTGGTCGTCACAGGGCACGCCCCGACCGGGTCGACATCACGGGCGCCGGCAGGGACCCGTACACCGACACGGGGATGTGCAGGCGGTCACGGTGGGGACCCTCGAAGTGCTCCATGTCGGCCGGGCCGCCAGCGCGTGACGCCACGTATGCGGTGCGCACCTCGGCGAGGACCAGGCGGGTCAGGGCGTGTCGTTCGTGCGGCAGGTCCACCCGGACCATTACCCGACCCGTGAGGGCGTCGACCGTGGCCTGGGTGATGGTGAAGTCCTCCATGCGGGCTACCGCGACGATGTGCGCGAGCACCTCGGTGCCTGTGGCCATGAAGGCCAGGGTGGGGTTCATCGCACCCACCCGAGTCCGTTGCACTCGTCACACGGGAAGATGCGGGCCCGGCCCTCGAGACCGGTCCCACCGCATGCGCCGCAGTCGCTGACGTGGACGCTCGTCAGGTCGTCCAGAAGCCAGGTCGCGGCCGGACGGTCGAGGATGAACGTCTGCCCGTCGATGATGACGATGGTCCGGTCCGACCCGTCGCCGGGTTCCTGCGCGGACGCTTGCATGCGATTGCTCGCGGTGATCGTGGGCACCGAGATCGCTTCCCTTCGGGTCAGGTGCGGTTTGCCCGGCGCGATGCCGAGGCGGTCCGATTGGCGGTCTTGCGCTTCGCCTGCTGCTCACGGGTCCACCGGGTGCGAACGGCCGCAGCAACGCGCTCGACGTCCTCGCGGGCGCCGTCGATGCCGACCGGGTTCAGGACGCCAGCTGCACGCGCAGCCTCGACGGACGGGTAGAGGATTCCTCGGTTCGGGTCCACGGTCGTGCTCCTGTCGGTCGGTTCGGGTCAGTCGTGGATACGGGCTTGTGCGGCCTCGCGGGCCGCGACGAACTGCTCGACGGCCTCCGCCCGGCACAGGTACGCGCTGGTCCGGCCACCGGTGCCACCCTTGAAGCCCGCGAGCTCGCCGGTGCGGATGAGGTGACGAACCGTGCCGGGGTCGGTGCGCAGGGTCGCGGCGACCTCACGGACGGTGAGGAACCGCACCACCGGAGTACGCGTCGCGGCACTCATGAGACGCCCCGAGCGATCCGGGCGGCCTTCGCAAGCGCTGTGACCGCCACCAGGTATCCCTGGTTCGACGCTCGCTCCGACTCGACCTCGATCTCGGTCGCGATCTGCGCCCGAACCTGCGCCTCGATCAGGGGAGCGGCGGCGGCGACGGCAGCCATCGCGATGTGCGGCAGCGCGTCAGGATGTAGGTCTTCTGCGCCCCAGTGCAGCGACGCCCACGACAGTCGCTTGACGATGCCCTCGTGCGCGGCGGCCTCGACGTCGGACAGCACCCGACCGTCGGCGGTCGTCACTCGCTCGGTGGTCATCGCCGCACCTCGAAGATGTGCCAGACGAACGGTGCGGCGATGACCGTCGCGACGTGCGGACCGACCATTGGGCACGGGTTGCCGGTCCCGACGACGTGGAACGAGCGCATGTCGGCGGGTGCTGTCGTGTTGACGCGAGCCCAGAACAGGAGGCGGTCGGGGCCGTCGGCGGCGACCTGCAGGATCTCAGCGCCGAAAGGCATGGCGATCGACACGAGGTCGGACACCCGGGCCTGGAACTGCCAGATGGTGTGACGTGGCGCGCTCATCGCCACACCCGCTCGTCATCGGGGGTGAGGTGTCCAGCCCACGGGTCGAGGCGGTTTCGTTCGACCTGAGCGGCCGCGTCGGAGGCGGCCACGGCGGCCGCGTTCTCGGCGGGCGTCAGGGGCGCGGGGTACCAGGTGACGGGGGCGATCATGACGCCACGTCCGCGTAATAGCCCTCGCGGACGATCGCGATCTGCCGCACGTCCAACACCCGTGCGGCCTTCGCCAGCAGTTGGGGAGTCAGGCGCTTCCGGCCGGCCTCGATGTTCGACAGGTACGCGTAGGAGATGCCGAGTTCTCCGGCGAACTCTCCGACCTTGAACCCGCGGGTGGCCCGGAGAGTGCGGAGGGTCTCACCGATACGGACCCGTTCCGCGTCGAGGGGTTCCGACTGGTTCGTCTTCATGCCCCCAGTGTGGGGGAACAGCACGGAACTTGTCAAGAGGGGAACGAGGAACAGGCGGAACGAGGACGAACTAGCAGGTCAGAGGCTACGCCATAGGTCGAACTACTCCCGTGTATTCCCGCCGTTCCGCCGCCCTGTTCGGAATCGCCGCTCTTGATGTTTCCTGGACCTGTTCGGCATAGTTCCCCCCATGACCCCAGCCCGAGGACCACCATGACCAACCACCGCGACACGGCCCGAGCGGCAGTCCGCGAACGACTCGCCGCCCTGAAACTGGACCCCAACGCCTTGGCCCGCGCCGCAGACGTCGACGCAGACACCGTCAACGACTTCCTCGAAGGACGGCGCTGGTCACGCCTCTCGACGCTCGCGAAGCTCGACGATGCTCTCGGGTGGCCGCCCGGCGCCATCGACCGGATCTCACGCGGTGGCGACACGCCGTATAGCAGCCCTGTCGAGGAGCATCTGTCTGGCGTACTACTGGACCTCGCAGACGGCGCCTACGCGCATTGGGTCGCTATCCGCAACGCAGAGAGTGTCTCGGCTACGGCGGCATCGACAGGGCTCGCCGGCTACAGCAGCGGCGCCTTGCTGGCGGAGCTCGAACGACGCCTCACCGGCATCGGGCCGACTGGCCGGTCGGACCTACCTGACGACCTAGACACGGGCGCGCTACCGCAACCATCAGCCAAGGGCATCGGAGCTGAGCAGGTGGCGCGCCCGTGGGCCTCACATAACCGATCCGATGCGACGCGGCGTACAGGCACCCGATCCGGTGATGACACACCAGCGAGCACGACCCCCTGAACATGGTTGGGCCACGACGCCACATACTGATCGATCGACACGATGACTGGCCCGGCAAACCCGCACAGGAAAGAGGCACCATGGACGATGAAGACGCAAAAGCCCTACTCGACCTGCAACGCGCCAGCTTCGAGGCTGACCAACGCCGGCACGAGAAGAACTCCGCGCGGTTCCGCATGACGGTCATCGTCATCGTCGGCATCGTTGTCATCCGGCTACTGCTCGTGTTCGTCTCACAGCAGCCGTAGGCGCGCCAGACCGCAACGGGGGACCTGATGGCGCACGTCGAAGACCGGTGGACCCGACCCGGCCCGTCGGGGCGTCGCGTCCACACGGACCGGTTCGGGCGCGGCCTGCGTTGGCAAGCCATCTGGCAGGACCACGACGGTCACCGTCACCGGCGCGGCTTCCCCACGAAGGACGCCGCCGCGGCCCACCTGGCGCGCGTCCAGGTCGACCAGCACACCGGCACCTACGTATCACCCGCCCTGTCCAGGCTCACCGTGGCCGGCCTGGCCGACCGGTGGCTGACCGAACAGGTCCACCAGCGTCCCAGCAGTCTCGAGACGATCCGCCGGCGCCTGAACCGCACGATCCTCCCGACCCTCGGCCACCACCCGGTCGCACAGGTCTCCCGTGCAACAGTTCAGGCCGCCGTGACCGGGTGGCATCAGGACGGTCTGGCGGCGTCGACCATCCACCTGACCTACGTGTACCTCGCGGGCATCATGCAGCTCGCGGTCGACGAACACCGCATCCCCACCAGCCCGTGCCGGCGCATCAACCTGCCCCCCGTGGAGCGCCTCGCCGTGGTGCCCCTGACGGTGGTGCAGGTGCAGGCGCTGACCGACGCGCTGTGGACGCCGTACCAGCCGATGGCTGTCCTGGCGGCGGCGACGGGGATGCGTGCGGGGGAGTTGCGTGGGTTGACGTGGGACCGTATCGAGCGCCGCGGTGCGGCCGGGCAGGTCAGGATCGACCGGCAGCTGACCGGGATCAGCGACGGGCGACCCGTGTGGGGCCCGCCGAAGACACAGACGTCGGTGCGAGTCGTCGGTATCGGCCCTGAGGTGTTGGGCACGCTCGAGCGGACACGGGCACCGGGCCCCGACGGACTGGTGTTCACGTCCGCCACGGGCCGTCCGCTGAGCCGAGGACACCTCTCGTTGGCATGGCGCCACGCCGCACCACTGGCCGGGCTTCCCGCCGGGCTCGGATGGCATGCCCTCAGGCACTTCCACGCGAGCCTGCTGATCGCCGGCGGGGCGTCCCCGGTGGCCGTCGCGCACAGGCTCGGACACAAGGACGCCAGCGAGACGCTGCGCACCTACGCGCACCTCTGGGTCGACGACGACGACCGCATGCGGGACGCCACGGATGCGCTGATCCGTGTCCCGTAGCCCCCACACAGCCCCCGGGCGAGCGTTCACGCAGGTCAGGGCCATGGGGTGCAGAACCCGGCGTATCGGCCAGCTCATCCGCTCAACAGGGCCTGTGACCTGCGGAGATGCACGTCAGGCGCACAATCGGGGGGCTCTCGGGGGTCGCGCACTTGGTGCAGTTTCGAGCACTAGCGGGCAGCTTCCGGTGACGCGGAGCCCCCCGTCAGCCCCCAAGGGAGACTGAGCCAGTGGACTACGCCAGGCGCACACCTGAACAGCTGCGCACCGCAGCGCGCGCGTTCGACACAGCCCGAGCGGCCGGCCTACCCGACGCGCTACTGATCATCGCGCTCGACGCACGGCGGGCATGGTGGGACCTGGGCGCATGGCCGGACCCGCACGACCTCCAACAGCTGATCGATCACCCGGCGGCCAACCTCGTTGACGAGACCCTGTGCGCCGCCATCCGGGCTCACCTCACCGCTCGGAACGCTTGACCGGATGCCGGCGCGGGTCCTCACACTCCCGCGCGAGCACGCGAGGGTCACAGCACGCGTCCGCGTCTACCGGATCGGGCCAGTCGTACCCGCACGTCTCACACACAGGCATGGCGGGGCCGATCATCCTTCTCGGCCGGGGTCCACGGCTTCCCGGTCATGAGTTCGCCTCTGCGTCGCGCGCGGTGTAGTACGCGACGCACGCCGCGTCGCGCGCGGCTATCGATGCGTCGAGCGCGCTCCCGGCTCGCATGACCGCAAGTTGCGCGTCGTCCAAAGCTGAGAGGGCGGCTAGGAGTTCGGTCGACGCGCTCACGAGTTCATCTCCGCGCAGGCATGGCCAGGCCGATCATCCTTCTCGGGGTGCTCCACCTCGAACTCGGCCAGGGCGAACGCGTGCCACGCCACCGAGGTCATGTGGGACAGACCCATCTCCGGGTCAAGGTCCTCGCCACCCCACCACTGAGTCAGGTGCCGCATCAGCGCCGCATAGGAGAGAGACCAGTCGTAGCCGCGTTCCCAGTTGCGGTCGGCGTACTTGCGCCCGCCGCGGCCGTAGAGCGTGGCGAGCTGGGTGAGTGGTCCGATCGGCACAAGGTCGAATCTCTGTTCCTTCGACCCCTTCTGCCCGCCGGTCACAGGGTCGGTGACCCGCACCTCGCCGGGCGTCTCTGGCCAGCATCCGGCGGCGTCGAACACCTCGATCGGGCCGACCGGGATGCCGAGCGCCCGCGCTAGGGCGACCTCGGCGGTTGCACCCTTCGACGTCTCCCACCCGGGGAGGACACAGACGGCATCGGCCTCGCGGGCGATCCAGTCCATGTCGGCGGCCAGGGCATCACGGAGGGCGAACCCCAGGGCGGCCAGGTCCTCGTCACCGGTCATCGTGGCGGGGTCGAACCCGATGGACGCATCCCGCTCGGCCGGGTTGAACACCACGTGCCCCATCTGCTCGAGCGTGCGCTGCGCGGCGTAGAACGCTGGGAAGTTGAACTGCGGCCGCGACCGCATGGGTCCCCCGACGTAGACCCTCACGCCGGCGCCTCCGCGACGGTGGCCTGTGTGATCCGCATGAGGTTGTGCCACCGGCCGTCGTCGTCGATCGTGAACGTCATCAACGACGGCTCGGACTGGTCGCCTTCGATGTTCGCCCACCAGTCGCTGCCGTTGTCGAGCGTGTCGGCCTGGAAGAACCAGCGCGGTCGGCCGTTCAGTGACCCGTGCGGCTCGGTCAGCCATGAATGGAAGTGGCCGCTGATCAGGAGGTTCGCAGCGGCCACAGGCAAGTCGCCGGCGATCTGCCCCTTCCACCAGTCCCATGCCTTCCCCGGGCGCGCCCGGTGTCCGTGAACGACCCCGAGGACGGCGCCGCGTGCCTGGACCGCCAGGGACTCGCGCCACACGTCCGGGATGATGAACGCGACATCCCTGAACCGGCGGTCCCGGGCCAGCGCCTCCGCGACAGCCCGGTGCGTGTCGATCCCGTAGTCGTCGCCGGGTTTCCCGATGAGGTCCTTCCCTCGCCGCCACTGTGCGTGGTTCGACGGGACGGTGATGACGCGGTTGATCGCGTGTCGTGCGGCCACGGTCGTGACGATCTCCGTCAGGAGCGCGCGGGCGACCATCAGCTGGTCCGGGTGCGACAAGTCGTTCGTGTGCTGTTGCGCCGGCACGTTCTCGAAGCCCTCGATGAGATCCCCGGGGTCAACCGTGATGGCCTCCTCGGCGGGTTGCTCCACCATGAGGGCGTCGAGCTGGCCCAGCATGTTCTCCACCCGTGCCAACAGTGCGGGGGTGCCGCCCCCGGATGCCGACTTCCCGATCTGCGAGTCCGAAGCAACCACCACGCGGAGACCCTCGAGGTGACGCTTGTGCCTCGCGGCGCGGGGTGGCCGGTTCGACCGTGCGACCTGAACGAGCGCGGCGATGTCCAGCGGGTCCGTGCATGATGCGCGATCAACGATCGCGAACCGCACGTACACCATCGGCTGGTGCGGGTCACCCCAGTAGCGGACGTCGTTGAGCTGCACTCGGCGCCCCTCCGGGATGGTCAAGGCCGTGACGCGGGTGATCTCCGCCCGCCACGCCTGCTCGTCTGGTGGGATCTCGGTCAGCGCAAGCGTGACCTCGTCCACGTCCCCGTCCGGGGTGTACCGGACCCCGGGTTCGAACCCGGTCGGTGGGCGCCGGTAGTCCTGCCGGATGGGGGACGCCGTGGCGGCCGCTTGGATGTGATCGAGTAGTTCACCCACAGCGGCAGTCCTTGCGGCGGTGATGCTGGATCACGGCGGGGCGGATCTTCACCCCGAACTGCAGTAACCCCCTCGAGATCGCGGAGGCAGAGTAGTGCGGATCCGCGAGAGCTGTCCGCAGGTCCTCACCCCGAGCATCCGTGAGTGTGCCCAGCGCCGCGGCGATCTGACACTTCGTACTGGTCAACCTGAGTTCCGCGGTGATGGCGTCGAGCAGATCCATGAGCGTTTACTCCCAGGTCAGACGTGGAAGAACGGGCAGGGGAAGAGGCAGGGCACGGTCGGGGCCGCGGGGGGGCGGTCGGTTGCCGTCGCCGTGTCGTCGTCGCCTTCGTCTTCGACGTCGGGCACGGTGGCGGGCATGGGTCAGTCGGTCGGGGCTAGCGGCCCAACGTTCGAGCTGCCCCTGGTGATGATGGGCGGCTCGGGTGTCGGGAGGATGCTGCCGGTGGGCAGGGGTGACGCCGGACCGGCGATGTGGGTCCCATCCGGTGTGACGGTCTCGACGACGCTCGACAGGGACGTGATGTTCGACGCAGCGGTCAGGCCGAGGCCCGTGCCGACGAAGCCGAACACCGCCCAGGCGACGATCAGCCACACAGGCTGGTAGAGCGAGCCGGCCGAGAAGCCGATCTGGATCGCACCGAAACAGAGGCCGACGAGGGCATACACCGCATAGAGGATGCGGCGCACTTGCGCGGGAAGGATGTCAGTCAAAGGGGACATGGTGGGGCTCCGTTCAGTTGCGGGTGATGGGTTCGGTCCATGCGGCGGCCCAGGTGATCGGGCCGATGAGGCTGTCGACGCGGAGGCCCTTCTCGACCTGGAAGTCGTGTGCGACGCCGGCAGTCTCGTTGCCGTACAGGCCGTCGGGGTTGATGACCCAGCCGCGGTCGTGCATACGCTGCTGCCAGCGCCGCAGGTCCTCGCGGTGGGAGTAGAAGCCGGAGACCGACGCGACGGGCCCGGACTTCGGGCCGAAGTAACTGCCCACGGGAAGCGGGAACGGTGGGGCGGGGACTCCGGGAGCGATGACGACCGGACCGGCCGGTGCGGGAGCTGGTGTCAGGGCGGCATGGAGAGCGGCCACGGTGAGCGGGCCTGGGATGCCATCTGCCGTCAGGCCGTGCGAAGACTGGAATGTGACGGTCGCAGCCTTGGTGAGCGGTCCGAGGATGCCGTCTGTGGCAAGCCCAGCGCCGATAGCCTGGTTGAGGAGCGTCTGCGCCTCCGCGATCTGGGCCGCAGAGTAGCCGAAGTTCGTGCCAGCCACGGGCGCCGGTGCGGGAGCTGGTGCAGGTACCGGGACGGGCGCACCCGCGTGGGAGCCGGCGAGGATCGTGCCGCCAGTGGCCGCGAGGATGCCGGGGATCTGGTCGATCTTCGCGTTGCCCGGGCAGAGCTTGCCGCGCGAGGTCGAGTAGTGCATCCCGCCACCGCGCTGAAGACGCCCGGCGTGCTGGTCAGGCAGGGCGGGGAAGTTCCCGTCGATGCCAAGCCGATGCCACGACAGGCCCTTGGACGAGTCGCCGATCTTCGAGTCGGACGCAAGCTGCACGCGGACCCCGTGCGTCGAGACGACCCACGCGAACAGCCGGGCGAGGGCCGCGAGCTGCGCATCGGTCCACGGCTCCGCGTTCGCGTCGACGCCAGGAGCGGCGCCCTCGGTCTCGATCGAGACCGTCGCGTCGTTGCCGTCGAAGTCACCCTCAGCCTGGAAGTCGGTGTCGACGAACTGTTCGACCGACCCGTCCTTTGCGACATAGAAGTGCGATGACGCCGCACCGGGTCGACTGAACGTCCCGAACGGGGAACCGGTACCCGCGGTGACGTGCAGGTTCACGCGGTTGTGCACCGTCAAGCGCCGGCCCGGGAGGAACTGCGGATCGAGCGGGCGCCAGGTCGCGCCGGGGAAACGTGCCACGGGGATCAGCCTCCGGTCATATGGAGAAGGGCAGGGACGAGAGGATGGCCCAGATGACCGCCAGGATTCCGACGGCGGTCGCCAGTTTCGCCACGGGGGACCAGCCCTCGTGGGACTGGGACTCCGTCAGGTCTTTTGCTTCCTTGACCGCCTGGGCTGTGGCGAGACGGGTGGCGGCGTCGGTGACGCGGGCCTCGGTGAGTGTCTGCACGGTCGAGGTCAGGGTCGCGGTGATGTCAATGGTTCGTGCGAGCAGCCGGTCGGACGCCGCGAGGCGATCGTCGTGATGGTCGAGGCGGGTGACGATCTTGCCATCCAGGAGGCCCCGGTCGTAGGCGCCCTGTAGTGTCTCGGCGGTCACGGCACCAGGTCCCGCCGCGTATGCGCGTGGTGTATACGGTTGGTCACGGTGAGGCGCCCTTCGCTCCGGCGGGTGCAGGCGCTGGGCCTGCTCTTCCAGGGTGCGCGGGGGGGTGTCACACGCCGCGCTGGCGTTGGCGCAACGGCCAGGCGCCGGAATGTCCGCCGTTCTGGCGTTGACGGAGAGGCCAACCATTCGAGGCGCCCGCGGACTGCCTCTGGCGCAAGTTGTACATGCCGCCGGCTAGGGGGTGGTCGTAGATCCACCGGTACCGCGAGGGCCGGTAGGTCGTCAAGACGGAGATGGTGGGCAACTCAACCAGTCGGATGGGAACGTTGGCTGCCCAACCGCTCGGAATGGACGGAGTTATGGAGTCGTCAAACCAGTCAAAGCTCGGGACGAACGCCACCCACTCTGCGGTGATGTCCATGCCGATCTCAAGGGTCGCCACGGAGTTGCCATCCGACTCGTGGACGACACTCGGCCAGAACACCTGCTGGGAGGCTTGCACGTCCGACGTGGTCGTCCACCCGGTGCCGGGTGCCCCGTACCACCAGTCCTCATGACCTGAACCCTCCCTGTGAGGTCCATCGATGGTCAGATCAGGAGGACTGGCAGTACGGACCCGAGCGGTGAACGGCGCGTCACCCTGGCAGCGGATACCGATCCGGGCGGTGCGCGTCAGCAGGGTGGGGTAGTTGTTCTCCCTCTCGTGACCGATGACCCCGTCAGGGGCAGGATCAGGGACCATGTATTGCTCATCGAACAACGCGAACGACCCAAGGACGGGAGCCGCCTGCACTGCCCACCACTCCTCGCGATAATCCGGGTAGGTGAGGAAGGGTTTGAGCAGGAAGCTCGCGTCATAGGACCACGGGCTGTACTCGGGCACGCCCAGCATCCACTCGGTCTGACGTGGCATCGAGACGTCCCACATGGGGTACGAGTACTCGGCGGTCAGGTGAGGGAAGTAACTCTCCGGGACCCCCGGACTGGGATTGGCTTGTGCCCGGATACTCCTGGCCAGAAAGCTCGTCACGCCCTCGACGTTGCCGGGCTGGATCCACGGGCCCGGCCAGGTCATTGCGCACCGGCCCAGAACCGGCCCTCGATGTAGCAGGAGCCGGCGGAGATTTCCGCCACCCAGAGCCACGGCGGCAGGCTGGATGAGTAGTCCCAGGATGCGTCGTCGACCATGCGTCCCGTTACCGGCGGTGGCGCATCACCCGACGGATCCGAGTAGTCCGCCGGGTAGTACCCGCAGCGCTGCGCGTTCCACCCCCACGACATGAGCAGGCCGGCGGCGTCGAGAGCATCGGACTGCCACGGGTTGTCCGATGCGGTCAGCGGGTTCCCCACCAAGGCCAACATGCCTGCAGCAGTGATGGGACGGTCGAACACCGCCGCACAGAAACCGCGCGCAGGGCCGGCGGTCGTGAGCTCACTGCGGACGATCGACCCGTAGGCCCCGAACGGGATCCGGAGGACCGTCCACAGATTGACGAACAGCGCGTGCCGGGGGACATGACCGGCGGGGGACTCCGCATCGAACGTGGCCCGCGCCTCCGTGATCGACCCCGAGCTGAGACGCCTGACCTTGGCCTTCGCTGGGTCGGTCGCATTCCTCTCCCGGTCCCTGATCGCTGCGAGGGTGGGATAGTCGCGGGCGTTCGTGTCGACGGTCGCCGTGACCGTGGACTCCCCGTAGGAGACCTGGGAGGCGTGGACGGTCAGATCCTGGCCTCGGAAAGCCCGGATGCGCGCGTTGGACCCTTCCTGGACCTCGAACCGCGAGCACTCCTCCGGGTCCAGAGTCAGGCCGATGGTGCCGGTCCACCCGGGGTTGATCTCCCGGGCGAGGATCTCCCCGGACGCCCGGGTGCCCTCCGTCTTGTCAACCCCGTCACCGAAGTCGAGCTTGTCCTCGACACGCAGCACGTTCGGGTCGTACACCGGGTTGGCTCCGAGGTCCGCGCCGTCCGGTCCCAGCAGACGGGGCATGACCTGCGGAGAGTACGCGAGGGGAGCATAGAAGCAATCCAGGGTGCCCGTGTTCGACCCGGTGCCGAAAGTGGCGGCCCAGGTTTGTGGTCCGACGATGCCGTCACGTTGGATCCCGGCCGCGGTCTGCACCTGGTAAGCCCTCGCGCGTTCCACCAGGGTGAACCGGCCCGTCACCGGGAGACCCACGCGGCGCTGCCAGTCCGAGACCCCGGACCCCGTCGTGGTCCTGGCGTCGGTCGACCCCAGGGTCATGGTCTGGTTGGGGTTGGAGTTCGGGTATGCCGGCGTGTCATCCGGCCGCCAGTTCGGGTACATAGTGTTCCGCCACCGGCCACCATCAGAGCCGACGCCTTCCCCGTAGATGACGTTCGGGGCCTGGGAGTAGTCCTGGACCAGGTCCACGGTGATACCGCGCTGCCCGTTGGAGACCGTCCAGCCGATCGTCGAGGTGTCCTTGAACGCGATCTCAGGGCTGCGGACGGGGCACTTCACCGTCCACTGCCGGCCGCCCGTCACCGCGGTGGCGAGCAGCTGCTGAATGTAACCGGTGACGCGGGGTTCCCATCCGCCGAGGACCGAGGTCAAGCAACCCGTCGCCACGGGGGTCACCGGGTCGTGCCGACGGGAGATGGTCGAGGTCAGGACGTCAGCGATGACCTCGCCTATGTCCCTGGGGGTCGTCAGGAATGCGGGTGGCCGGAGCTGCAGGTCGTCGACGAAGAGGATCCCGTGGCATTCCAGGGTGAACACGCCCGCGTCGGCGCGGTGCCCGAAGGTCGAGACGACACCGGCGAACAGGCTCACGACCCCGCCGGCGATCTTGACGAGCCGGATGTCGACGTTCGCGCCCGGCACGCACCACGCGGGGAGGACGCGGAAGGGCGTCAGCTGGGGGATCGAGATGGTGGCCTCAGCGGACCCGAAAGGCTCCGTCCTGGTCCACTGGGGGATCGGCAGCGGTGCGCCGTCCCAGTAGGTGATGTCCTGGCCTTCGACGATGACCTGGAAGCGCGCGTAGTCCTCGCTGACGACCGTGGTTGGTGTCCAGTCGACGGGGAAACCCCGCGCGTCCAAGGTTGGGGCTGGCATCAGTTCGGAGACACGCCGCAGGACCGGATCCGGGACCCCGGTGGGAGGCAGTTGCGGCTCCGGTGGCACCGGTGGTGTTCCTGAACCGCCCGGGGTCCCCGCCGGTAGCTCAGGGATCTCCGGGAGCGCGGCGAGGGTGGCTGTACCTGACCAGGTGATCGTCCCCAGGGCGGTCAGCGTCGACACGGCGCTGGTCGCAGCGGCCAGCAGATCACTCGAGAGCCCCTGCGCCTCGGTCTCCGTGAGCACCGTCTCCCACACGGCGATGCGGTAGATGTCCGCGCTGGCCGAGGATTGGAGTGTCACCGGGGCCGCGCCGGTCGCCGGCGCGGCTGGCGCGGCCCCGGTGGCGACCGTGACCCCGTCGAGGACCATGAGGGCCCCGGTGGTCGTGGCGACCAGAACGAGACTGTGCACGGCCGCGTCGTCGGGAAAAGGCGTGACGAGTTCGACACTAAAGACCGTCGCGACCAGGAGAGTGCCGAGGCCCTCACGCCACTCCTGGTGGATCTCCAGATTCCCTGAGTGGCTCCACAAACTACCAGTCGTCCACGTTCCAGCCCACACGGCTGCCGTGACGACCTCGTTTTGGACGAGGGTCGGCTGACCCTCCATGGTCGACATGTATGCGTACTGGGCGTCGAGGTGGATGACCTGGTGGCCATTCGGGTCCGTGATGACATGGGGGGCACTGTCCGGGCCAGCGACCGCGACCAAGACCACATCCCCGCACGGCAGGGACTCCAGCAGCCCTGCCGGCAGGACCGCCGGGTTGATGTCGTGGATCGGAGCGGGGAGGGTCATCACGCCGCCTGGAAGACCAGCATGCCCCAGCCGAAGACAAGCGCGTCATCCTCAGCCGGGGTCGCCACCACAGATAGGTCCGCGCTGACCACCAGGTCCCCGCCAGTCTCGGCGTCGAACAGGCCGAAGGCCGCGATCGACCACCCGACACCGGCCACACCACAATCCAGCAGGACCAGGTTCGTGACCCCGCCCGCCGTAGGACCGAACTCGGCGTGGTCCACGCTCAGCCCCGTCATCGCGATCAGCGTGCCGGCAGCGTCCAACCAGCCGGACCACAGCACAGCCGGGATCAGATCGGAGTGGGCAGGCCCGAGGACGGCCTGTGCGGCCTTCAACCTGTAGGCGGTGCCGATCATGAGATGCCTCCGGGTTGGATCGGGATGGTGAGCTGGTATTCCTGCATCTGCGACATCGCATGGAACTTGCTGACCGTGTCCCCGGCGACGTTGCGAATGTCAGCCGGTTCACACGTGTAGACGTCGGTGCGCCCCTCGATCGTCACCGTGGCCGTGTACGCCTGCTGGGCGAGCGCGTCGAAGAGCTCCTGGGTGCGGTTCATCGCTGCGATCCACGTGGTGCCGCGGACACGCGCGATGACCGTCAGGGTCTCCTGCTCGAGGACAGCGCCGAGGAGGACCCGGCCGTGCATGAAGGGCCCGTCCACGGTGGACCGGCGCCAGGTCCGCCCGCCGACACCCACCGCCACGAGCTCGAACTGCCCAGGGGTGTCAAGGCTCAGGCCGCCGCCCGTGCGGGAGATCGTGACCTGCGCATCTAGGGTTCGCATGGGACTCAGCCTCCGAAGACGTTCGCGCGGGCGCGGGCGCGGTCACCGAACTGCTCGGCCGCCCGCGGGTCGGTGAAGTACGCCTTGTCGATCATCCACGGGGTGTGCCGCTCGATCGTCGTGGACACCGGGACCGTCACGACGGTCGTCCGGGACCCCCTGTACGCGCCGGCGATGCCCCCACCGGCGAAGCCACCCAGGTACGGGCCCATCGCAGCCTGGACCGCAGCCACACCGCCCGCACGGGCGAGCTTGTTCATCCGGTACACCCAGTCCGGGCCCACCGCCCTGGTCCACTCCGGGCGCATGATGGCCTCACCACCGGAGACCCCGATGTACCCGATGTCCCGACCTGGCGTGTACCCCGGGTAGACCATGCCGAGCGCTGCCCCGGGAACGACCGGCCCACCGCTTCCCGGTACGCGCAGGAAGTCCATCAGGCTCTTGGTCTTCCCGCCGGTGGTAATGCCGGCGTCGATGCCGGCCTGCACGCCCTGGACCAGGGTCAACCCGAACTCCTTGGCGATGGCCAGCACCTCATCGGGCTTGAGCCCGAGCTTGTCCGCGATGTCCTTCGCCGTCGCACCGGTCCACGCCATCGCGTCGATGCTCAGTGCCTTCGGCAGGTCCTTCGCCAGCTGGTCAGTAGCGGAGTTCACCGCGATAGCGGTCAGACGCGACTGCTCAACCACCCGGGCTGAAATCTCCGAGATGGCCCGCTCGGAATCGTTGACCATGGTGATGAGACGCCCCGAATGGTCACCCACGAGCTGCTCGAGGATCGGGCCGGCCTGCTCAGGGCCCTCCTGCAGCAGTTGCAGCATGACAGCCGGGTCGAGGCCCATCCGGACAGCCTCGTCGATGTTCCGGGTGAACTTCTCACCCATGTCCTTCGCCTGCGCGTAGAACGCTTCGAGCGTGCCCGCGGCCTTCGCCGCCCGCGCCTCGGTGAGCTTCGCTTCCGCGTCTGCCACACCCTGACGGGCCGCCTTGAGTGACGTGGCCGACGACTTGCTGTCCTTCTCTGCCTCGTTCAACTTCGTGCGCGCGTCCGCGAGGCCGGTGATGGCGTCCGCTTCGTCCTGGACACCGATGTCCGGCTTCCACGTGCCGAGCACGTTGGTGGCCTGGGCGAACGCCGCACGGGTCTTGTCCTGGGCGCCCTGTACGGCCTCACCGAGGGCCTGCCAGGCGTCAATGTCGGTGCCGACGGTCGCGACCATCTGTGCACCTGAAAGCCCGGTTTGCTTCGCGACGTCCTGCACATAGGTGATGAGCTTGTCCCTGTTGACCTTCATCTCCTCGGTGCCCATGGCCTTGGTCAGGTCGATGCCCTGTGCTTGCTGCAGCTTGGAGAGCTCAGCGAACGTGAGCCCCGTGGCCTTGGCGACGGCCGTGAGGTTCATCGTGGTGTTCGCGGCCTTCTCGTTCAACGAGGTGAGCGCCTCATTGGCCTTGATCGCATCCGCGTTCAGATTCCACGAGTCCCAGGGGGGCTTCCCACCGGAGGTGTTGTCCGCTTGGGCGGCAGTCGCAGCCTCGTTCGCCGCCGTAGCCATGGCCTTCAACTTCGCGAGCGCCTCATCAGCGATCGGCCCCGTGAAGACGGTCAGCCCCTCGGTGACCTTGGCGGCAGCCTCAGCCATACCACTGCCGGCGTTCTGCATCGCGGACACCACGAGGCTGATACCGACGATCAGCGCGGTGGCCCCGAGACCGGACGCCATCAGCGACTTGCCGAAACCGATCGCCGTGGACTTCGCAGCCGCCATGCCCGCCGAGAACCGACCGAGCGAACCCACGGCCTGCCCGTTGAACACCGATCCTTGCTGCAGGGTCTGCTGGTAGCGGATCTGCTCGCTGATGTACCCGATCGCACTCACCCCGGCGACACGGGCGGCGCCGGCGTACCGGGTCAACCCTGCCGCGACGGCGGCGATTGACGGCAGGTACCGGGAGGCCCACAGTGCGGCGACGGTGATGATCAGGGCCGGGTGGTCCGCCAAGAACCCCGTGATCGCGGCGAGGGAATCCGCGGCGGCCTTCAACCCGCCGATGACAGCGGCGCCACCGATCTTCGCCAGGCCGGCAGCCACGGGCTCTGCGGTCTCCCACAGGACCTTGAGGATCGCCACGACGTTCACACCCGCCTGGTACAACGCGTCGAGCATTGGTGCGAGGGCGGTAAGCCCGGCGTTTAGCGTGGGCACCGCGTCCTCCGCGAGGCCCTGCATGACCGTGATGAGCCCCGTCACTGACGGGAGGACGTTCGTGCCGATCCGGATTGCGTCGGACTGGAGGGTGTTGGTGAAGACCTTCCACTGGTTCGATGTGGCCTTCATCTGCTCATCGAGGGCCTTCTGGGTCGCACCGAGGACTTTCGACTCGTCCCCGATCTCGCCCTGGATGCGCGCGTACGTCTTGCCCTCGTTGGCAGCCAGGGCGAAAGCGCCTCGGGCTGCGCGAATCTGGGGGAACAGCTGCAGGTAGGCCTCGACGGAACCGCCGGTTGACTCCCGCAGTTTCTCCATGACCCCGCTCAGGCCCAGGCTCTGCAGCGCGCTCGCACCGGACTCGATGCCCAGATGCTTGTACGCCACGGCGAGCGCGTCGGACGGTTGGATCAGGGATTGCAGCAACCGGTTCAAGGCTGTGCCGGCCTCGTTGGCGCTGATACCCGACAGGGTCATGGTCGCGATCGCGGCACCCACGTCACCGATGGGGACCTTCGCCGCGGCCGCCATGCCGACGACGTCACCGATCACACTGGTGAGCTCCTCGAACCTGACCACGCCGAGGTTGACCGTCTGGAACAGCACGTCGGACACGAAGCTGGCGTCGGTCGCGGAGAGCCCGTATGCGTTGAGTACGGCGGTGATCGCGGTGACGGCGCTCTCGGACGAGGCGATACCTGCGGATGCCGCCCGGGCGGCCGCGTCGAGGACCTGCAGACCGCCGGCGCCGGCGAACCCGGACGAGGCGACCTGGTAGAGGCCTTCCGCGAGGTCGTTCGCACCCGTGGGCAACTGGGTCGACATCTTGAGCACGCTGTCCGACATCGCGGACAGGCCGGCGTCGGACGTCTGGACGATGGAGTTCACGTTGCGCATGCGGACCTCGAACTGGGCCGCCGCGAGCCCCGCCCCGGTCAGGGTCGCGGCGACCGCGATGATTGCGATCACCACAGCCGCAGACGCGAGCTTCCACCCTGTGCCGACACTCTTAGCCGACCCGGTCATGCCCTTCTCGAACGTCCGGGCATCCAACGTGGCCCGGGCGAACATGCGGGACAGCCCGGAGGCGTCCCCACGGACGATCACACCCAGGGTGCGGACCCCACCGGCACCCTGAGTGACTGAGGCAAGACTCACGACTCACCGTCCATGGTGGGGATGACCATCAGGTGGGTCCACCCGCGAGCTTCCTCAGGCATCGACGCGTTCGCGGCGGCGAGGTCACGGCACTGGAAACAGATCCGGGAAACGACTTCGGCCTTCGACTGGTCCGTCATCGCCTCAGACGGGCACCCACACCCCGGGCACGTGTCGGCCGCCCGGAACGCACTGGCGAGTGCCAGGTCCTGCGCCCTGGGTGACCATGCAGTGAACACGTCATGGGAGATGCCCATCTGCACGCACAACCCGACCTCAGCGGCGAGACGCGTATTTCGGTGCAGCAGGTGTACCGCCCACGTCAACGACCCGGGGGCTGACAGTCGCAAGCACTCGGTGAACACGTCGTCCGCACTGTCCGGGGTCGTCTCGTCCCACCACTCGGCGGCCTCGGCCTCACTGAACCCGGTGCACGCTGCGATCAGTGCCGGCGGAAAGGTCTCATGGTTCCAGTCCGCCTCACCCTCGAGCGGGGGATGCGCGTCCACGAGTTCGGCCCATGCCGTGCGTGAGATGCCCCGGACTGTGACCTCTCCCGGGGTTCCATCGCTGGCCCAGACCTTCACCGCCTCGCCTTCGGGTCGGAACGGGCCGACGTCTGAGCGAGCACCGCCGTCTGATAGAGCGTCTGGATCTCGGCGTCATTCCAGTCGTCACCGTCGAACATGACGGCCACCTGTGCGGGTGTGACCGCGGGGGCAACTACGGCGGCGGCGATCAGGTCCGGGGCCAAGGCGTCGAAGTCGTACGGGGCCGGGCCCGAACCACCCTCCTGCTCCCACAGTGCGTTCGCGGCGTCTGTGGCGGGGTGCGCGTCCACCAGGGCCTTCCAGGCCTTGCGGCCCAGAGACCGGAACGTCCACCGTTGACGCACGACTTCCAGGGCCTTGCTGGCGGCGTCCCGAGCTGCCCCCAGGTCAGACAGGGCTTCCCGGTCGAACTCCACCAGGTGCTCGAGCGCTGCGGCCGATTCCTCACCGGAGACCGTGACGGGCAGGGATGCGCGGACTGCCGCGGCACGCCTGGGGAATGAGAACGCGAGCTCCTGCTCACGCGCCGCATGGGCGGACAGGGCTTCGTCGTAGTCGTCTGCCACCGTCGAGTCCAGCACGATCACGCATGAGAGCGTGCGGGCGGTCTTCGGTAGGTGGTCCTGCGGTTGCTTCGGCATCACACGGGCCTTCCAGTAGGTATCCAGTTAGCGATGCGGGGTCACCCCACGATGAGTGACCCCGCATCGACCATCAGCAGCTGGTCAGGCCAGGACCGCGACCTTGTCCAGCGGGGTGGAGGGCAGGAGGTTCACGTTCGTGAACGCCGCGTTGGCTCCGAGGGCCCACACGGGGACCTGCGAGTCGACGGTGGCGTGCATGACGTAGACCGGGTCCGCCGTGACCGGGACCTGCTTGAACCTCGAGAGGACCAGCACCCCGGATGCGTCAGCGACCAGGGAGGTCAGGATCGCCTGGCGTTCCAGGTCGTCCGCCCCGGTGCCGGTGTCGTCGTCCTCCGCGAACGTCATCTGCACGTTCTGGAAGGTCTGTGGGCCGCCGATCTGCACCGACGTGTCGTACTTCATGAGGTCGATGTCGATCTTGTTCGACTGGGGGTCGAACCCGGTCATCGCGTTCAGGCCGGCGTGCAGCGGGATGCCCGCGGTCATCTCAGCGGTGGTGGGTCCGGTTCCGGCCATGGTGGGGAGCCACCAGGCGCCGGCCTTGCCTTGGATGCGACCGATGCTCATGGGTCAGCCCTCCTTGCCGGGCTTGGACGGCTTGCTGTCAGCCGGTGCGGTGTCGGGCTCGTCGGTGACGATCTGCCAGCCCTTCTTGGCCCAGACCTTGTCGAACGCTTCCTGCGTGGTGACCGCAGGATCCGCTGTCTTCGGCAGGTCCGGGTGCCTCATGCGAACGGTCATGTGCACTCCCGTGTGAGTTCGACGCCGCGTGGAGGCGCGGCCCTTGCTGTCAGATCAAGTCTCACGGGGGGGGTGTCACGCCAGTGATGGTGAAGTCGAAGGTCTCCACCCACGATCCGTCGTCTCCGACGTGCCCGTCACCCTGCGTTGTCGCATCGAAGAGCGCCCCGCCGGTGATCGTCACAGCGTGGAGTCGGGCACCGAACCGGTCGAGACCGATCAGCACGGTCCGACCCTTGTCACCCAGGAGCCGGGAGGCCTTCCGGTTGCCCATGATGTACGTGGCCTGCACGCCGACGACCGCGAAGTCGTCGCCGCTGATGTGAATCGACGAAGGGGACGGGCCCGTGACGACCTCGAGGATGATCTGCGAGCCCGACCATGTGCCGGTGTCGGTGTCCACGTGCAACCCGGGCACGGTGGTGATCCCCGCCTCGAGCGCGTCGACCAGTCCGTCAAGGGTGGGTGCGGCTTCATAGAGGACGCTGTTCACAGGACCCTCCGCAGCCAGCGGGCGGCGGTGCGTGAGAGTGCGGTGTCAACCGCGGCGGTCGTGGCCCGTGACACCTCATCGAGGAAGAACGCTTCGGCCTTCGGGATCGCCGGACGCCAGTGCGGCAGCGGTGGCTGATGGAACCTGCGGCCGAGCACGTCGACGTCGTTGAACCCGTACTCCAAGCGGTAGGCCTGCGGGGAGTTCGTGGACACGAGGGATGTCGGGACGCCGCGGTCCATGCCGTTGACCTGTGCGATGGACCGCCGGTAGTCCCCGGTCTGCACCCTGGGCCCTGGTCGTCCGGATGCGCCGGCGCGCACGAGCGTACGGAGCATCGCACCGGTCCTGTACACGGCCTTCTGCATCAGTGTCGAGCTCGCGACCCCTGCGAGGGCGAACGAGCCGGGCAGACCGTCCATGTCCACGGCGATGTCGACGTTCATCACAGCACCCCCGGTCGGACGAAGACGATGCGGACTGCGCCGGCTGACGAACCGGTCGACCCGAGGACCTTGCCCGCCTGGCTGACGAACCGGGCGTCACGGCATTCCAGGACCGTGCACACGTCGTCGGGTTCTACCGGGGCAGAGTCGGCGTGCAGGACGACCCGCCAGTCGCCGGCCTTCACGTTCACGCCGGGGGCGACCTGCGTGTCGCTCAAGCTCACGTGGGTGACGATCGCCTCGGCGTCCCCGATCAGGTCACGGGTCTGCGTGGTCACCAGGGTGTCAGGATCAGTCGTGGACCCCGTGGGGTGCTCGAACCGCACGGTCGTCCCTGAGGTCGCGATGGCCTGGTCTGCGAGGCCCTGCCCGATCGCGAACAGCGCGCTCAGATCAACCATCGGACGCCTCGCGGGCGAGCTCGACCAGGACCTGCAGCAGGACCGCGGTCGGGGAGTCACCCAGTGCGGTCAGGCGGGCGTCGACCTCAATGTCGAGCGCTGTGGGGTCGAGGGCCTCCAACCATCCGGCTGTGGCGGCCATCACGTCCCCGGGTGACGGGGGTGACACGACGTGGATGATTCCCTGGCCTTCGACGATGCCGGCGACGTTCGACGCCAGCAGGGTCAGGGTCGTGTGCTGGTCACGGGTGTCGAGCACTACTGCGGACACCGACGCGGAGACGTCCTGCCCGTCGAGCGTGCATGTGCCGCGCCCCGCGGCGTCGAGGGTGAGGCGGAACGGCGTGGTCGTACCTGTGAGTCCCATGGTCCAAGGGTCGCCGTGGGGGTGTCACGTCTTGGTTGTGCGCGCGCGTCTGGTCTCTCCCCTGTGGCGTATTGACAACGTATATACACTGTGCGATGATCAAGAGGTGAGAGAGACCACCGTGAAAGGACAGATCATGACCAGCATGAACGACGTCCCCGTGCTGCCGGCCTGGTTCGAGCTGCGGCCCCCGCGACCCGTACTGCGCCAAGGCGCATGGGTCTGTGTGAGCTGCGCCGGCCAGGGAACCGTTCCCAGCCGGTACGGCTGGGCCCCGTGCACGGGATGTGCAGGCAAGGGTGAGCGCCCCGCCCCGCACCCCACCACGCACAACGAAGCCGCCGCCTACCTCGATCGCATGCACGCCTGGAACCGGGTAGCAATCGCCAACCTGCTGGGCATGGCTGAGCGCGCACTCGAGCGCGGGGACACCGACGTGACCCGCACCATGCTGGCCGAAGCCGCTCCATATGAAGCCCACAACGCACGCATCGAAGCGTGCTGGATCCCGAAGGGACAGATGCACTGATGTTCACCATCACGCACACGCACGAAGCCGGGACGCTCATCGAAGGCACCGCCCGGGGTGACGGCTCGGCCGTCGTCCTCAAGGCGAACCGGTGGCGCTGGTCGCACAACCTGGGCGCGTGGTACGTGCCGCAGTCGCGCGACCGCAGCCCTCAGACGTGGCTGATCGAGCACACCGCTGAGGCGTTGCGCGCGGCCGGGTTCGAGGTCGCCACCGAGATCGACACCACCACCCGGTCGACCGCTGAGGTCGAGGCCGGGAAGATCGTACGGCAAGCCGACAGGGTCGAGGCCCTGACTGCTCGGGCCGCAAGGACTGACGCCACCGCCGACGCCCTGCACGATCGGGTCCACGAGATGTGCGACGCGATCCCAATGGGCCAGCCCGTGATGGGCGCCCGCGACCGCGCGTACCGAGACAAGATCGGACGCGTCATGGACCGCGCCTACCTGACCGGGCTTGAGGCACAGGAGACCGAACGCAAAGCGCGCTCGGCGTCGCGCACCACCAGCGCCAGGTACAACGCCGTGACCGTGGCGAACCGCATCGCGAAGTTCGAGGCGGAGCTCCGCAAGGTCGAACGGTCTATCACGTACGCGTATGCCAGGGGCACTGACCTCGCGTACCTCGAGGGCAAGCTCGCTGAGCTCACCGACCAGGTGACCTACTGGCAGGGTGTGCGTGCCGAACAGATCGAGACCGGCCGGGCCACGGGGTTCAGCAAGGATACGGTCGGCAAGGGTGACCTGGTCCGGGTCCGCGGTCAGTGGCGTAGGGTCGTGCGCGTGAACGCCAAGACCGTCTCGTTGGAGACCGGATACAGCTGGACCGACACGGTGCCCTACGCGGAGATCCAGCGGCACACCGACGCTGCGGCCGCCGCTGCGATGGTGACACCGTGACCGCGGAACCATCCACGAACCCGCGGTCCGTCCGGGGGATCGACGACGCCACATGGAAGGCCGCCGCCGAGCGCGCCGAGCGCGAGCATCGCACACGCTCCGACGTGATCCGTGTCGCCCTCCGCGCGTATGCGGCCGGCCGGTATGATGCTGTTGAACCCGCGAGGAGGAAACCATGAGCGTGCAGTACTTCACGTCCGACGATTACATCCCGCCGGCACTCCTACGCCGGGTCGATTTCGTCGATGAGGCGTTCGTCGCCGGCGTTTGGCGGCCGACTGGTTCGATCATCGACTGGCAGTTCGGCCACGACGACTCTGTCGATGAGGTCACCGAGGAGCAGGCCAGGGCTTTCGCGCCCGCCGCGTTCCGCGTCCCGGCCTAACTGACCGCGGCCACGCCGCGCGGCACGGGGATCTTCTCAGATGCTGCCGCTTCCTGCCGCATGTACTCCGCGAGTTTCAGCGGATCCTTCTCGGTCTTGGACAGGTCGTAGATGTCGTGGAGCTCATGCTCCTTGACGTGAAGAGAGACTTCGGTGTGGAACTGCAGCTCGAGGCGTTGCCCGCCTTGTTTCGTGATCTGCACGTTGATGCCCTGGTACGGGTTTGTCGTCAGCGGCACCCGCCAGTAGTTCTTGACCTTGATCGCGTTGCCGTCGGCGCGCAGCTGGTCGATAGCAGCCTGCGCGCTCCGAGCGTACTGGTCTGGCTTGAGCAGGATGGTGTACCGGTTCACGTCGAAGATGTGGTCCGCGGCCTGCTGTGCCGTCCTCTTGCTGGCGAGGACGTCCTCGGTGATCTTCTCGGTCAGGCTCTTGACGCTCTTGAGGCGGAAGTCCAGGCCAGCCATCGTGCCGCCGACCTGACCGGCCAGGGCCGTCATGCCCGTCGTGAGTCCGGGCTCAACCGCGGTCGCGGCAGCAACGACCCGGGTGGCAACCTCGGACGGCAACGCCGGCGTCGGGCCCTTGGTGGCCAGGCGTGCCAGGTGTCGCTGCTGTGCGGGGGACCGGACAACCCCGATCTGTAGGTCTTGGGAGCGTTGCCGGGATGCGGCCACGCGCCGGTCAAGGCCTACGCGGCGGGGGATCTGTGCGTGTGCGGCAGCTCGAGCGGTCTCAGCTGCCGCCTGGTCGGTGCGTTGCTGCGCGGTTGTGGTCTGCTCGGCATGCCGGGCTTCCGCGGCGTTGTGGATGTCCGGGCGTGGACTGGTTGACCGCTGGCAGTTGGGGTGGCTGATCGGGTAGGCCTGCGCGTCGTCGAGGGTGACGATCATGCCGTTCGCGGTCTGTGTGTCGTCGTGGAACTCCCACCCGCATGAGTCGCCGTCGAAGACTTCCCACCATTCGATGCCCAGGCGTTCCCCTTGGTTGAAGCCGCCGGCCTGGTAGGCCTCCGCGGTGCGGGTGCGGGTCACCATGTCGGTGTACGTGGAGAGACCGACCCGGTTGCCGTTCGCGTAGATCAGGGAGGTGATGCCGTGGTCTGTCAGGTCGGCGGCGAGCCGGACCCCGGCCTGCTCGGCGGTCAGGCCCGTGTAGAGCTTGGTACGGACCCAGTCGCGGGTCATCATCCGCACCATGCTCTTCGTCGAGTCTCGGACGCCCCTGGTGGCATGTAGGAGGTCGTTCATCGTGTCTTGGGCGAGCCGGGTGACAGCGTCCAGGTCGACGGCGTCGAACACGGCGCTGGTGGCGGCAACTGTGGCGGTGGCCCATGCCCCGGTCTCGTAGGCGTCGCGCATGGCTCCCGTGATGTGCCGGGCGGCGATCTCGTCCGCGGAGTCTGCGAGGGTCCGGACGTTGGCTTGGAGGGCCCGCAGGCGGCGGAGGCGTTGCGGGGGGGTCAGGTCCAGCCACGTCTGCTCGAGGTCGATCTGTTCGCGCAGGATCCGCTGCCACACGGCGTCGATGTCAGTTCTCAGGGCAACCGTGAGGTCTTCGATCGACGGGGGTTGGGTCATCGGTACCGGTCGGGCCGCAAGATCGGTGCGGTGCTCATGACCTGGGTGGAGGTGCCGCCCTGTGCGATGGTCCAGGCGTCCTCGAGGCGGGTGATCTGCCGGTCGAGCCCGGTGAGGCTGGCCTTGGACATGCCGACTGATAGGACGCCGTCGAGGGAGAAGCTCGCGACTTCCTGCCCGCCGGCGGTTGCGTCGGCGCGGCGCCGCTTGAGCACGCGGATGGTGACGGGGAGCCAGTGACCGAGCTCATCGAACCAGTCGCTGAGGGTGTTGTCGTCGGGCTCGGTGCCGGTCTCGTCCCGGATGAACGCCAGGTCGGTGTCGGTGATGCTCATGTGCGGGCCTCCTGGGGTAAGTGTGGGGGGTGGTCTACCGCGGGTAGATGCGTCCCGAGGCGGGTCAGAGCGTTCCGATCTTCACCCACGCGGAACCAGGCGCGGACGCTCCGCCCGACGCGAACCGCAAGGTCATGGCCACGGTATAGCCAGCGTCATTGCTAGGGGTCTCTGTGTGCCCTGCTGTCGCTCCAGTGGTCACGCCTGCGCGCACCGCCCTACAGAGGCCACTCGCATATTCGAAGTAAGACACCTGATCGGTCAACCCGGAGACCGCAGGGAACTCCACGGCGGAGCCCTGGTACCGAACCCACGCTTCCACGAGCAACGCAGACGTCTTCGCAGGCGACGTCATACCGGCAACCAGGGTGGCATCTGTCCATGACGCTGCGCGCAGCGTCATCAGGGCGGCGGTGATCCGTCCGTCAGTGCTGGTCAAGACCACATCCCCTGGTGTGACCACCGTCCGGTGGTAGACCTGAACACGACCAGACGTAAGCGCTTGGCTCCCGCCGATGGTCCACCCGCTCAGGCCCCCAGGACCCCCGGAATTATCCCTCGTCCAGAGGACCACTATCTGTACGTCACCAGGCTCAGTTCCCGTAGGATTTGTGAGGGTGAGAGAACCAGACGGAACACTGGAAGCGTACGAACCAACAACGGAGGGTGGAGCACCTCCAGGGTCATCATCCACCGCCAGCCACGTAGCAGTGGCCGTAGCGACAACATCTCCTCGGGAGTATGCACTGACGGAATCCCATGCGCCCTTGTAGGCGTCTGCGAGGTTCGATCCACCACCAGCAGGAGCATCCACCCACGCTGGGGTGCTGGCGTCGACACCGAGCAGTTGACCGTCCGTGCCACCCGTGGGCAGACCGCCACCCCCACCGGATTGGTCAACCCAGTGGGTGTCGAGGTCTGTCCCGCTGACCTTCGCCAACACCTGCCCAGTCGCACCGCCAGTGGGGATTCCAGGGCCTGCTGCGCCTGTTGCGCCAGTCCCGCCAGTCCCGCCAGTTGAGCCGGTAGCACCGGTGTCGCCGGGCACCCCTTGGATTCCCTGTGATCCCGTCGCGCCGGTCGCTCCTGTTGCACCCGCCGCGCCAGTAGGCCCCTGGATACCCTGGGAGCCGGTCGGGCCCGTGTCCCCAACGGCACCCTGCGCCCCGGTAGTGCCCGTTTCTCCCTTGACGCCTTGGAGTCCTTGCGTGCCCGTGTCGCCAGGGTCACCCTTGGGGCCTGGGACGACCGAGGCGGCACCCGTAGCGCCCACAGCCCCCGCGTCGCCGGGGACGCCCTGCGCGCCTTGAATCCCTTGGGGTCCAGGGACCACAGAATCGGCCCCTGCGGGACCAGGAACCGTAGACGCTGCACCCGTGGCCCCTGTTGGTCCGGTCGGCCCAGGGACGATGGAGGCATCCCCGGTAGCGCCTGTCGGCCCGGTCGGTCCATCCGCACCCGGCGCGCCGTCAGTGCCGTCCGTACCCGGAGACCCATCAGCTCCTGGTGCGCCGTCCGCTCCATCAGCACCCGGAGCGCCATCTGTACCCGGTGACCCGTCAATGCCGTCAACTCCTGGGGCCCCTGGTGCGCCATCCGTTCCTGGTGCACCGTCTGATCCGTCCGATCCGTCCGCACCCGGTGTGCCGTCTATTCCGGGTACACCTTGAAGGCCGATGTCACCCCGCGGCCCCGCGGCCTCAACGACCCCGACGACCTCGACCTGGGTCTGAACAACCTCAACGACCTCGACCGTCATGGGCTGTCCTCCCGTGTCACGTCGGGGCTGACCGTGACCCGGCCCTCGACGAACCGCAACGGTGAACCGGACGCCCCATCGGTGAGCTCGAGGTCCCACACGCCGGACGGAACCGGCCGGCCGGTCTTCGGATCGAGCTTCGCGTACGCGTTCCACGCGGGGTCCTCAGTGACCGCATGACCGATCAGGAGCGTGATCGACCCGTCAGCGTCGAGCGTGATCCCCCCGGCAGTGTTCGTCAGGTCCAGCCACAAGGCGCCACCGACACGGGTGCGCAGCTGCGCGTGAGCGGACCACGTCGACAGGTCAACTGCCGTCGTGGTCTCGCCCGTGCGCCGGCTGTACGTGAAGGCGTAGGCGTTGTCCGCACCCTGGCAGACCAGCAGGTCGACCTGTGCAAGCGCTGCGCGGCCCGCCGTGGTCACAGCGGATCAGGCCCTGCGAGGGCTTCGGCTTCGGGGCCGGCTCCGCGTCGACGTCGGCGGCTTCGGCTCGAGCTCGGGCGCCTCGGAACCGTCCGGCTCGAACAGGTGGTCGCCCACCGTCACACCATCCGGGATGGTGTCACCGGCACGCAGCACCAGGGACTCGACGTACACCACACCCACCAGATCAGATCGGATTCTCACGTCTAGCGCCTCCATGTAGATGTTGAGGCGGCGGGGACCAGGACTCTCGTCACCGATCCCCGCCGCTGCCGCTCGTGCGGGCCCCCGCTTACGCGGCCAGCACCGTCGCCACGAACAGGCCGTTGATGTCCCCGGCCACCGGCAGGAACACGCTGGAGACCTTCGTCCACGTCGCGACCGGGTCGGGCACCGAGTACTGCACGACCGTCAGACCCGGGGCCTGAGCCTGGATGAAGTCCACGCTCTTGCGACCCACGAGCTCACGGGACTCCGCCGTGGTACCCCACTGACCCTCACCGACCGTGTCGGTCACGAGGATGAACAGGTTGTCCGGGATGACCCGCTGGGTGCCCGAGTCGGCCGGGACGATCCCGTCGTACACGATGAGCGGGGCCAGGCCGTGTGCGGCCCGGACCTCGTTCAGTCGCTGCGGCGTCAGGGTCGGGCTGTTCGAGCCCTG